TGTGAACCATATGTAGATTATCTAGTATAGTCATGCGTTCGTGCCATGGCATAAATGCTTGACCCTTTTTGCGTTCAAGCCAAGCATCGCTGTTAAGACCTACAATTAATTGGTCACCTAGATGCTCGGCATGATTCAAATAACTAATATGTCCACTGTGTACTGGATCAAATCCTCCGGTAACTAGAACTATAGTTTGCATTAGTCTGCTTTCATATCAATATCCCACATATTCTTTACAGGTTTACCTGAAAGATGTTTAGTGAATTGCCTAAAGATATAGCTTTTAGTGCTGTATAGGTCTACTTCATCAAATTTAAATCCATAATCTACACAAAATTCGCGGTACTTGTCAAGGTCATCGAAAATTGCATGAACACGGGGATTAGGTTGAAATTTAATTTTAGCCATTTTATTTCCTTTAAATAGCAAGTTGTTGATAAGGTTTAGTTGTATTATAGTAAATTGTGGCACCGTTCTCACCATCTTCTGAAATAGTGATATGAATGTCACGGTCGGGATAGCGATTAGCAATAGACTGATAAAGGTCATCACTAATCATTTCACAACTTTTGTAATTTAGTTCAAGTGTGCCACGATAAAGGTTCTCTAACCATCGCTTAAACTGAATAAATTCAATATCCCTGTCGTTGTGAAATACTTGAATCGCCACATTGAAATGAAAAATGTGACGATGTGGAGTTCCTAAAAAACTTACATCATATTCATCACCGGTTGCCAAATTAGCATCAATAGATGCTGCTGGATAGCAATGAATACCTTCTTTTTGAAAAGTAACAAAAATCATGCGTTTGGCATGGTCATTGATACGGTTACGCTTTTCTTGTTTAGCGAGTACTGCTTGTTCCATTATCTATCGTCCTCAAAGTTAACTCGTTCGTGTTCTTCTTCCCATTGAAGTTTTTGAAGTTTACTTAATTCTGTATTCAAAATAAGTACTTGACGCCGCATATCAAACACGGTGTCACTATCATATTCATTAGGGGAATAAATTCTACTTTCTAAAAGAGCAATACTTTGTTTAATAGTTTCTATATTATTTTTATAAGGCATATCAATCTCCTAATACTTCTAACATTAAATCATCACTGTCTTCAATTATTTCTTCTTTAGGTTCTTCAGTGGTAAACAGTTGATCAAACATAGTCATAGCATTTACTGTTTTCTTACCACTAAACCCTTGACTACCTGATTGCATCTGCATCCAAAATCTACTGTGATAATCAATTAAGTCTAAACTCTTTTGGCGGTCTTTTAATGAAAAAATTTCATCTACAATTTCACTAAACCGAATACGCTCAAAAGTGTCATTCATAATCATTTTTGGAATAATACCTTGTTCATATCTGCGATTAGCCTCTTGTACAGCATATATATGCTGATAGACATTATGAGATTGAAGTAGAGTATAGCTCAATGTATCCCAACTAGTTTTTGTTTCTTTACCGTGCTGACCAATGAATCCTTGACCCCTATAACACAGATCCTTTAACATCATTCTATCAGTTACAGGACTATCTGTAAACACTTTATGGATACCATCTTGTAATACTGCATCACGGAATTTGCGAGTATCATTAGCATAGGATTTTTTCTCTGCGGTTTTTTCCATGCTATAGGCCCATTTTTTATTATGTTCAATACTAGTATTGAAATATGCTAGACCTTTAGCTGCGCTGAAAAATGGGCTGGCACAATCAAATGTAATCTGAAGTTTTGGGTTATGATACTTACGGACTGCTCGTTGAATATCTGTAAACAGTACCGCATATTCTAAGATACTAGTACCCAAACAATGAATCAAATCATGTTTACCTTCTTGGAGAAGACCGTCATGGATAATACCTACAATTCGTTTGAGGGTAAGATGAATATCAATTTTATTTTGTCCTCCAAATGCCCATCCGTTAAAATGATTCTCAGGATAGATATTTGAATCACAATATTTTTTCATCTCTTCATACCACTGGTCACTCTGCGTATGAGTAAGACCCTGTAGAACATTTAAGAATTTGCAGTTACCATTACGGTTCTCAATAAAGTATTTGTTATTGATATGAGTAGCATCAATAGCTTCTTGAATTGTGCTGATACCATGTAAGGATTTGCCTGTCTTTGGATCTTTTAAATGAAATGTGCGTAGAGATTGAGAAGGAATATCAAGACACATTCCATAGTCCATGTATGTGTCCATCCACGTAAGAACTGCTTTACGCTTAATCATTGCTTTGGGACAGTTGGGATCTTTCCAATCAGCAGGCCATTGACCTTTTAGAATTTGAAAGCCCCCACTGTCACCTAGCATAAAAGTACCTGCTTCACGGTCACGGATAATACTTTCGTTGAAGTCAATTTTAGTAGTATCTAAGTTAGCATGACCTGCACTATACAATCCCCATTTGTAGTAATACAATCCTTCTTTACTATTAAGAAAATTAAGTTTTTCTACATCACCACCAAACCCTTGAGGGATTCTTGCGGGGTCAAAATATTGTTCACCATTGCGTTGCTTACCCAAGCCAGCAATATAAAAACTACTGACTGCTGGTAAGAATAGTGCCCAATCGGGGTTGTGTGATGTTGATAGGTTGACTTGTTCCATTATGCTTTCAAGAGCGTTTTAACTACTTTAATCTGCTCTTTAGTGTAGTTGAGTTGGTCAATTAAATCTTTCAGAGCAGTATTTTCTTTTGCTAGTTTTTCTAGTTCCTGTTCTTCATGCATTTTTTCTCTAGCCCATCTCATAACCATCAAATATTCATGGTCAGCATTTAAATTTATTGAATTATCAATATCTATCCAACCAGTACCATTAGTTACCTGAAATTTTTTACTCATGCCGTTCCATTGAACAGACCCGGTAACACCTGGTAAATTGTATGAAGTATCATTTTGAAAAAATGGCACACCACCTGAGTGATTAATTCTAATCATTTGATATGAGCAGGAAGAAGATATTGATATGAAGCAAGACCACTATCTACCATAATTTCAGTAGCACCTTGGTCAGAAACTCTTACTGTTTTGTCACCCGGAAGATCCATAATTGCCAAGAAAACTTTAACAGGCCACAACCATGCTTTACCCAATTTACCTGTTATTTGTGGATAGAATACAAAATTCCCTGAGTGTGTTGATGGATCACCAAAGAGAATTCTAAGATCACCATTTACTGTTTGCATAGCAAAATGTGTTTCTTCACTATGTGCTTGTGCTTGTTTTTTCAAACGCATAATACCTGAAATAGTAGGTTCAAATTCTACATTCCATACTGCACCTTTAAATCCTGGGCCCTTTATTTTTTCTTCAATAATAGCCTTAGACATTAGACGGTAATCATTAATGAAATCTTTATTTTTTGTTTCAAAATGAATAGCACTAGGAACTGATGGGTCAGTACCGTTTGATTGTCTAGTTACATTAATAATAGAACTATCGTCATACTCATCAAACCCTAAAATTGTTTTGAGTTTACCTAAGTTTGGCATACCAAAAGTACCATCAAATTCGCTAATAGGATTTTTAAAATTACCAAAAAGAAGTACGCTTTTATCTTCGGATACGGCATACATTTCAGTAGATGTTTGAGTACCCACAATTTTGATTAGGTCAATGTTACCCAATCCATTTGTGTGTTGGATTAAATCTTGTAAATTATCTTTCATGTTTTTCCTTTATGTTTAAAATATTTAGGCATTTATACTCAGTATAATAGTGGAATTTATTGCGAATGTCAACACTAATTTAACCAAACGTAAATAGCTGATCAAATGTTGAATTAGTATTAGTATTACTACGCAAATCCCAATTAAGAACACCTAGTAAATTTTCTATTTTTTCATCTACTAATGTGCGTTCCATTTCGTTATCATCAAATGGAAGTTCCGTAAACCAAGTAGGCAATCTTAGTTCATCAGTTGGATAAGCAATACTAGTGAATCCTAACGCATTTTGTTTTAATTTACAAACGATAACCTTCATTCCATCAACAATTTTCATAGAATAATTGTCACCATTAACTCTGCGTAAGTAGTTATAGTTTAATGCTGCTCTAACGTGTCCGGGCATATTAGCACGGCCAGTTTTGCTATTAGCTTCCAAATCTCCATACATTGTAAGTTTGTTTACACCTTTAGGAGATCCTTTAGTCCAACTGTCTTGTTCACTCAATGTTTTCTTAAAGTCTTTGATTTTTTCAATGACTTCTTCACGGCTTTTACCCTCTTGTAATACCATACATAATACATCCATCAAAAAGTCTTGAATATATTTGGGAGTATCCGCTCGTTTCAAATCAAGGCCCATAGCCTTAACATCGCCCATTTTACCGTCTTTATCTTTACGCTTACCTTCTTTGTCAAAGATATTGATAGCATATCTTTTCTTTGTGATAAACAAAGTACGGTCACCAATCAATTCACGGCCAGCTTTAATAATCTCTCCATTCTTTCTTGGAGCATGAAATGCTCGTTCCATAAATGCGGGAAAAGATTCGTTAGCTTGATCGGCAATACCATCATACAACCCAATACAGGTTTCTTTATTCCAATCTAGTTCGCCACCTTTTATCTGTGGTTGCAAACTATTATAAGCACTAAAGTAGCAACTATCAGTATCTCCGTATACAATCGCAGAACCATCATGGTTATATTCACCCGTGATTGTTTCATTGATAGTACTCATCATATGCTTAACAATCTGCCGACCGCTTAATGTAACACTTTGACCGATACGCTTATCATAGAAACGACAATGTTCGTTCAACAATGCACCATACGCACTGTTAAGCAAAATCTTACGCACTAATTGACGCTTATCCCAATACTCTTTATCTTCGTCGGTAGTTGATTCTCTAAGTTTCTTTTGCATGACCTTACGATCACTATACCAACGAGAGAGTAGACCGGGAATAACACCTTCTTGGTCATATTTAAATATAGTACCATTCGCACTAAGTATCCAAGGCTTGTGACTATCAAAGATTAGTTTCCAAATCTCTGCTGCGCTCATATCTTCACTACGGCCATCTTCATAGTCAAGAGTAAGCATTGTGCCGCGTTCTTGGTTCATAATACTAGTATATTCTAGTGAGCCAAACAAGCCTTCCCATAGAATACTACCAGTTACGGCATCGTCATCTTCTTTAGCGCGTTTCTTTTCGTTAGCTAACCTTTTGCCTTTTTCTTGCATGTATTGGTTAGTAAGTGATTGCCTGACCTGACCGACAATGGTCTCAGGGGCCATGTTAAGAGCGCGGATTGCTGACGGGTAAAGACTGTTAATGTCAACTGCTCCGACCCATTCGTGAATGCCCCTTTTGGGCGTAGCAACATAGGCACCTGCCGCTTGTTGTTCATCATTACTTCCTTCCTTTCGTTTTTTATCAGGGACTACTAAACCACGCTCATGGGCTTCGTTCATAATTGCCATTTCAATCATTGCAACTGAACCCATCACTGTTGGCAATAGCACGGTGTTCTCATGTGCTAGAGCATTTGCCAAATCTAGAAATTTCAACTTGTTGTGAATTTTAACCAACAACATAGTATCCTGTCTATTATACTCAAGGAACTTTTTAAAGTCCTTGTTATACAACTGATCAAGAGTACCCTCGTATTGTGTTTTATTTTCACCGACTTCCATCTCACCGATAGAATCTAGTTTATAACTATGGCGACTTTCATAATTGTATTTTTTGTACAATTGTAAGTAGTCCATATGTATACGACCAACCAAGTCATATGTTTGTTCTTCTTTGCCAAACCTTTCATATTTTCTTGGCTTAGGCATCTGACCCAACAAACAAAATTTACGGGTATCGTCTTTACTCATTACCCTAGTGACACGGTTTACCATGTAGGGTATGTCGTATCCTTCTGAGTTCCAACCAGTTAATACATCGGCATTGTCAATCAACTGAAAAAACATATCAAACATTTCCTTTTCATTTTTAAAAAGGATAGTGTTATCAAATTCTCCTGTAATTTCTTGTGCCGTTTCTTCGGACATATGTTTAGGAGCAATACATAAAGTAAACAATTGGTCTAGCCAATCCAAATACATACTGATTGCTGTTACAGGGTTGAATGGATCACTAGTAGGACTAAAGCCTTTTTCGGGATCAAAATCAACTTCAATGTCAAAAAAGCAAGTATGCAATTTGGGAGGATCAACTTTCAGATAATTCTCTGAAAGGCAACGAAAAACTACATTGATATCACTTTCAAATAATTTCTTACCTGAATGAATCCTACGCTCTTTCTCAAACTCAGCCCGTTTTCTTGTAGTGAATTTGTTTACAGGGTCGCCATACAGGCTACGGTATTTGCCTTTAGGATCGCTATAATAAAATGTATAATTAGCAGGGTATTCTTTGAATGTTCTTTTACCCTGTGTAGTCCGTTCTACGACAAAAATTTTGTCGCCGTTACGGTCATGTATAGCATCCACATAACTCATAGGGTTTTGCCAACCGTCTCCAAAATTGTATTGAGTTCGTCATGGTCTTTGTTAGTCTGACCCAAACTAGCCTTATGTGCAATTTTTACTGCTTTTTTCAATGTGCTAGCTTTGATCTCTAATTCTTCAGCTACTGCTTTAATAGTATCATTCAAACCACCGTTTAGTGTATCAATTTCATGCATGGTAGCCATGCCTTCATTGATCATTTGGGTCAGTTTAATTTTTGCTTCTGCGCTAAAAGTTCGTGCAGTCATAGATTCTCCTTGTGAAGTAATTTAGTATACTGTATGTGCGTAACAAAGTCAAACTTTTTGCGTAATTACGGTCATTTACGCTTTCATTAATTTGTTGACAAATGCTAATAATAGTTTATGATGGGCAAATTCATGCCAATATGATTGTAGATAGGGTCTATCATACCAACTTGGCATACTTTCAGGATGGCATCCAATCAAACCAATTCGTTTTTGGTATATAGCCATTGGATCACCGTTGGCATAGGTTGACACAATATTCATTTTATTTTTATCCCCTATCAATGCACATCCATCATAAAAGTACATTGATTGTGGTTCATCATTCCATAATACATCTGCTATGGTTGCATAACTTCGTTTAATATCGCTTTTACGGCGTTTGATATATTGTACTGGTTCTACATCATCAAGCAACTTAAAATAGTATTTGCCTGCCCAATATGCTCCCATACAAATGCCTAAATACCTACCGCCGTTAGCAATGTATTCGGTTACATCATCAGCACGGTTTTTAAGTAGATGTTCAAATGAATCGCTATCGCCAATACCACCTGGAAAGGCCACGATATGATACTTTTTAAGTTTTTTTAATTTAACATCTTTAAACGGCAATATTTCTATATTAAAATCACATGATAATGCTTCATACATTCCAGAGCAACATAATACACTGCATTCTGGATGATTCATGAATAATGCAATACTAGGTTTAATTTAACCACCTCGTTCAACAATTTTTTTAACAGTAGTTCTTAATCCAGGATTAACCTTTAATGCATGTGGCATTAGTTCGTGTCTGATATAATTCCTAGTGTAATTAATGTTTTTGTTACTAATATCTTCACTCCATTTCACATTATGTCTTTCACACCATGAAATGAATTCTGTTTTTGGCGTAGTTAAAAATGGTCGCATAACATTTCCACGGACATATCTATGTGGGAGTTTCGCCTTTCCGTGTAATGATGACCAAATATATGTTTCTACACAATCATCTAAATGATGTGCTGTAATTACCGTATCAAACCCACGAAGAAAGTCGTAACGCTTATTTCTCCAAAACTCTTCTTGGCTTAATTCTTTGGGTTTGGAATCATTTAGTTTTCCAAAGAATAGTGGTAAATCATGTTCACTACAATAATTGGCTACAAATTGATATGCTGTATCACTGTTAGGTGTACTATGATGATAGAAGGCCACGGTAACATCATGATTTCTACGCAAGAAATCTAGTACAGCCATACTATCTACACCGCCGCTACAAGCAACGGTCAATTTTTTGGGTAATGGGAAAAGTAATTTAAGCATCTGTGTATGATAACACAAGATAACTTAAAGATCAAGTATCATTACAGGGTTATTGCCCGCAGTACCCACTACTTCAAACCCAAAACCTTCATACCATTTTGTTAAATCAAATGGATTATCTTCGTCAGTATCCGAAACTAATATAATGGCTTCTGCGCCGTTATTAGCAGCATCATCAATTGCGTTGCTTACTAAATCATTACCAATGCCTTGACCACGATAATCATCATCCACATACATGTTTCTTATTAACCCCAAAGTTTTATACCGTTTTGCGATATTGTCTATTAACTCAGGTGTTGCACCTTGACTTTGTAAGTAGTTATTAATATTGGGTTTATCTGTAGACATAACATACCCTTCTAACGAACCACCTTCGGTATGTTGTGTGATTGATTTCTGTTCGGTAATAAATTCAAAATGTCTCATTGGAAAATATGGTGATTCTTTTCACCGTATATCTTAATATACTTGCCAGCTAAACAATCTGCCATGACTTCTATTGGGCTACCAGGGTAACTAGATCCCGGTTTAATCATATTCAATTCACCCTGTCTGACATGAACCAATTCATGAAATACCGTTCTAAGTATATCAACCAAATTACGGTTTTTAGCATATACCCAAACACTATTATCACCATCAGTATGGCTGCCGGTATGATGATTAGTTTGTGCTTCTTCGGTATCCATGCTTAATTCAATTTTGGGAGTAGTTTGTAGTTTCAACTTTTTAGCAGCCCAATCTACAAACTTTTCTACTTCTTGTTCTAAATCACATTCAACATCAGATTCGTCTAATTTTCCTTTAATCCAACTATCAGGACTACGATTAAATTTTTTCACAAATAAATCATTCAATGCATCACTACTAAGTTCATGCTTTTGTGCAATCATCCGCATTAATTTATCAATGGTATTATAGTTGTGTTTGGATAGGCTAGGGAGTTTTTTATATAACTCCATAACCGCAGTTTCACCAACGAATGATTCAGTTATCATATATCAATTACACCAAGATTGTTTTGCTTCGCCAAAGTATGCTCTAGCATAATTATTTGTAATAAGTTGTTCACGCAAACTCTTACCATCAAGGATTACATCGCCTAATACACGCCCACCAAATTTATCCCAGTCCATGATAACCACTTGGCGTTTTTGTGCATGAGTAACTAAATCTTTTGTAAATGCGGAAGCAGCCTGTCCTCTTTGATCTTCTTGTGGACATTTGGCTCTGAATCCTTTTTCAGGAGTATCTACACCAAATACTCTTATACTAAGTTCTTGTTTAAGTGGAGGTGGTAAAAATGTAGCCTGAAATGCTACTGTATCCCCATCTAGTACTCTAGTAATAGGAAAATCGTATATAACACCTTGAGGTGTTTTTTGTGCGTCAACTGTAGTTGATATTGCTAGTAATGCGATTGCTATAATTTTTTTCATAATATACCTTTTTATTATCCATTTACCACATGACGGAGAACAAACCTATTAGGATCTAGTGAACTAGCACTATTTCTAGCCATGCGGCGATAATCATCTAAACGACTCAATGCGGCTTCATCATCGTATGCCTGAAAAAGTTCATATTCTTCACCAGTTCTACTGTCATAAATTTGATATTCAGGCATCCTACTTGGTGGTTGACCAAATGCAGGTTCAGCAGGACCAGCACTTACTTTTGCTTTAATAGGGCCTGCGGGTTTCTGTATACCTCTTGCTCTTTTAAGTAAAGTTATCAAGTCTTGTTTCTGTAATTGACCAGATGAATACTTAGCAAAAACATCAAGTGCGTCACCTTTCGTTGTAGGTTTTAATAATTTATATAATTTTTTAAGATATTCATTACGGTACTTTTGTGGGTCACAAGCGGCATCTAATGCTACTACAAATCTTAATAGTGTATTTTCTAATTTAGGTATATCTTCATTTAACCAATCGCCACCTGGGCTGCGAAATTCAATATAACCCTCTTTAGTATTAATACTAACATATTTGCTAGTATTTCCACTATGAATAAGTTTTGCCGCCTCTACACTTAAACCCTTTCTCATTTCATCAAAAAAGGTAAGTAACTCCGGTTCACTTTGCATATAAGTGGCTCTAGACTTTAGATTACTCATTGCACTTTTTGCGAAACTATTTGCTGAACGACCAAATTGGTCTAATACATATTCATCACCTAATAATAGCGCAAGTTTTACATAGTCTAATTTTTCACGGCTACACCCAGGTACACTTACATTCATGTGTAAACCTGTACTTCTATTAGTATAACAATTATTTGTTCTAGCCCATTGAACTACTTCATTTAAACTAGTAATCATTTCATCTAAGGGCAATGGATTACTTACAAATTCTAAACCTGAATCACTAGGTTCTTTCTTTGAAGTAAGACTACCATCTGGTTCTATAGTGTAAGTATCATTTGGTTTACTACGGCCAATAGGTTTCCAATCATCATCTCCACCTGACATATAGTAAGAACCATGGTAACTATCACTTATGGCTATATTATTAAGACCAAGATCGGTCATGAACTGTAAGGCAACTTGTTTTATGCTTCTTTCACCTTCAGCCTCTGGGTATGTCCAATATGGCCAAGTAATATCATATCCTGATTCAACATCGCTCATAAATCTAATGCCTGAATCTCTTAAAAACTCTCTTTCATTTGATTCATCGTTCATATATTCTCCAAGCATAGATTCTCTAAAATCCTCATCTGCTTGATCATATATTTCATTACCATGACCTTCTTCTACAGCCTTTTCAACTATTTTTTCAAGTTCATTTCTATCTTCGTATTCAATATTTTCTTTTGCCCATTGATATACATGCTCAGTTGGAGAATGATCCCAATCTTCACTTATTTTTTCACTTACCCAATCTGCATATTCTTCTTGTAATTTACTTTGTAATCTACTAACTTCAAATGGGCTATTCCACTCACCATCAGCTTCAAAAAAATCAGATATTTGGTCAAGACTTCTTGCAGGTATATCTTCATCATAATCAGGCTCTGGACTTGAATCTTCATCTTCACCTCCTGCAACATCAGGTACATACATTTCAAATTCCATACCTGCCATGGCACCGGTGCCTGCTGCTAACTGCTTTAATGAGCTTGGACTCATATCTATTTCGTCCAAGACTTGGGTTTCGTTTAAAAATTCTAATGCTCTCATATTATTATTTAGTTAATTACCCCAATTTGCTAACAATCCAACCTTGTATAAAAATGGTAAATTATATACATCATTGTAATAAATCTTTATAGCATTGTTGATTGCTTTAAATTCTTTTTCGCCGGCATGTACTGGAAACAAATACCATTGTTTATTAATCGCACGAGATAGTGTATTTGAAGGTCCTTTATTAACACCTAAACTGGTCGCCCCTGCTTTTGTCATAGATTTTTCAAATTTCTTTTGAATTTTAACTAGTTCAGGATTGCTGTTAGCCTGCTCACTTACATTGACCCAACCCCAACCTGATATTGTAACACCAGGTGTTTTACTTAAACTGATCCAATTTCTACGACCACCTACTGTTTGACTTTCGCCTGCTATTAATTGTATACCTTGATCTCTAAGTGCTATCTTGTATAATAGATTACCAATACCCATGCCACGATAATCTTCTGTAACAGTTATAAACTCTACTGTATATGCAGGTTGCATTGGAAAGTCTTTTACAGGAGCCAGTGCTAGGTCACCTATTATCTGATCGGAATTATTAACTATGATAACATGATACTGCCCAACTTCATCTCTTGGAATAATTCCATATCTTAAATCCTCGTCATCAGGAATCGGCTTCAACTTGTTTAACATCGAAGGAATTGTTTTGGGATTGGCTGACTTAAGTTGATCTAAATACTCCTTACCTTGACTGAATATTTCAGACTGTGGTATTCTAACAATAGCATCTTGTACTATTTCTTCGTCAACTACAAACTCATTAATTTTCATTACTCGCGTTCAGTTTTAAGCGTAGAATGAATAAACCAAGCTTTTTTACCATACAAGTCTTGTAGTTCAGCCAAGTAATTGGCGATTCCCTGTTGACGCTCTTTTGTTGCTTCATCAAACATATCAACAACTAATTGGCTTAATGTTTGACAATCTTGTAATAATTCAGCAAACATTAATTGAGCACGAGGAATCTTTATTTGGTCTTGAATAATACTTAATTCAGCATATCTTGATAAACTACCTGGTGTGTAATGACCTAGGATTCTAATATATTCGGCAATTGGATCTATAGTAGCACTTACATCTTCATATAATGTATTAAAGAATTCGTGATATTGTGGGAAATTACTGCCTTCAACATTCCAATGAAAGTTTTGTGACTTGATAGCAAACGATTGTGTACTAGCTAACAGTACTTTTAAATTATCTACTAACATATCTTTGGGTATCCTTTTCTGTTCCAATAAAAATCATAATCTTTCATTTCTTTTTTCTCCCTTGACAGTGAGCCCGTTGTGAAAATCCTTTTGGATTGTTACAATCAATACTTCTCTTATACTTATCACTCCACTTCTCATCTAATTCTTCTTGTTCAGTAGTAAGAGCCATAAGTTTCTGTCCACCTTTTCTAAGAAAAGGTTTATTTTCTTGTTCATAAGAACCTGGCATTGGTAAGCCTTTTGTTTCACTTATTCCTTGAAGAATTGAACTCTCAGAAGTTTTCTTTTTAGTAGCAACATTGATTGCTTTGCCACTACGCTCGGGGTTTGGATCTTCTCTACGCTTTCTCGCAGCCGCGCTAGCACGACCCTTCTTACCTAAATTCTGTGCTTTACTTTGTGGTAAACATTTTGGTTTACCTTCACTATCATCACCTCTAGCACAATCACCGCGTATCTTGCCATCAGGTCCAAATCTTACCCACTTCTCTTTGAACCATTTATGTAAGTTTTCATCAGTTTGTTCTAGACCTTCTAATATAGAACTTTCATTTTTTGTGCTATTGCCCCAGTTGCTAGCACCTTTTTTGCGACATTTTACTAATGCACCACTAGCATACGCACTTGGCCATACTTTATAACGGCTCTTAACTTTATAGTAGCAAGCATCTTTCTTTTCGTTAATCATTTCTTCGCTAAACATTGGACCACCGCATTCAGGACATTCTTGGTGATCTTCGTTAGTATTCTTTACGCAGTTGGGATATCTTTTTCCAAACATAGTTTTCATACCTTCTTTGTGATAACCTTTCCAACATGCCTCATCAAGTTCTTTTGCTGTCATTGTTTGCTCCCATACTTGACTATCTTCTCCGCGATTTTTATCCCAAAAGTGTTTACCAGCTTTGGTTTGATCACTGCTGCGACGAATAGTAAATCCAAGACTCTTTACATAATCGTAAATGGTTTTAGCGATGCCTTGACCACGAAACTCTTCATCTATAGCAAGATCAGCAGGTACTAGAGTACTACCATCACGGTCAAATACAGCATAACCAGCTTGATATCCATCTACAGATGGACGAATGATTACCTCAGCTCCATCAGCCACAACATTTAATTGTATACCACCAATGTCAACATTAGTGCCTTCCGCCACACCTTGTTTATAGAGTGATATATTTTTTAATGGAATAATTCCATGATATTCTATAGTGTCGCCTTCATTATCTTGTACATTACTATCAATATGAAACTTGTTCGGATCTAGTCCTGCTGTAGAAATTTTAAGTATAACAATTTGATCCAGCCAGTCATCAGGAACCATGTCACTAGTTTCAGCATAACTTTCTGCCACATATGGGTCTAAAGCAAGATATACGACACCACGCTTACTATCTTCCCAGTTTCTCTTTCCGCCTGCACCTAGTCCTTTTAATTTGATATTCTTTAATCTTGGTTTATAAGTAGCATGATATAGTATTGGCGGTATACTTTGTTCTGTGCCTTCCGCTACACCCTGTTTACGAAGTGTATGCCGCCCTTGGCCGGCATCATAATCTGCGCCTAATCGTTTGTATATACTAGCAGCGGCATTATTCGTATCTGTATCTGATGTTACCGCATAATGGTCGCTTAAACTTTTTAACAAATCTGTATAAAGACC